CTCTACTGTAAACCTACCTGCTGTGATATCTGCGTTTACTGTTGTAGTGGCTCTAGCATATAGATGCACATTTGCAACAGCTGCCGTTACGTTTGGCACGAAGATGTGATAGTTACCTGCTGAATTGTTGAAGTTAACATCAATCTCTGTAATAGACTGCGTGGCACTTAATTGCTCGTGAAAGGCTGTTACACCTGCACCTACAATCTCTGTACCTGATACAGCAGCGTTTGTAGCTGTTCCAGAAGTAGAGCTTAACGCTAGGTTACCCGCAAGAGTTTGACCTGCTGCTGTGGTAATTCCAATCAACGCTCTGTGTACAAATATCTTTGATGGAGTTACCAGATCATCAGGAGCATCTACGTTTAATGTTCCTAATTCTACAAGACAATCACCATCTGCATATGCCGTTGAAGCAGCATCGGTGCTTGCAAGGGTTCCCGCGAAAGATTGTATCTTTCTTGTACCCATAGATATAAGTTGACCTGTTGCATTTACTGAAAAACCAGTTTCAGTTACAGCACCAGTAGTGGTGCTTTTATTGATGGTTTTGAAACCACCTTCAGATCTGACTGGACCTGAAAAAGTTGTATTAGCCATGTGATTCTCCTTGTCTTGGCAAATGTCAGTCACATAATGTGACTGTCAAGGTTAATATAATTAATAGTAGATTACTTTTACACAAAAATAAAGGGCGATTTTACTCGCCCTTTAAAGTTTGGAGGAAAGACATGAAGCCTAGGCTCCAGGTGACCCAAACACACATCTAGGATCAGAGAAACCGAAGGAATATCTCTCACGAGCCTTATAACGCATGTTGCCTGTATCGAAGTCAGCCTCCATGTTAGTTGACAAAGGTGTTCTTTCAAAATGTAAGAAACCTCTTGGAGTATCAGTCAAGATGAAGAACGCATCTGAGTCTGTTAAGAAGTCCATCACGGCATAGCCTTGTGACATCATTCCTCTGGACTGAATAGCATTCACATCATTGTCTGATGATCCTGGTCGTAGTGTTGAAGCTGTAAGCCTCTCCGCAACGAACTGCAACTGTCGTGGAACTATTAATTTTGTACCACGCAGTGCTACCTTTAGACCTCGCTCATCTACGAAACCTGCGATGTTAATCAACGCATCTTCCAGAGATGTTTCGTTAAGGTCAGCGGCAGTTGACGGTTCGTTTGAAAAAGTTCCTCCATTGATCAACGGGTGATCAGTGGCACACAACTCTTTTCCATCTCCACCAGTTACGGAAGAGTCAAAAGCGTTGTTGAGAACGGCCGCAGCTTTTACCTGCTTTGTATGAGACATTGATCGGGCAAGTGCTCTTGTATATCTCGCAGAGATTCGGTCATAGAGATTATCCTCTACGGCTTCCTCTGTGATCGCAAAAGCCAAAGCAATGGTTTCATGGTTGTATCGAGCAGTGAAAGACTCGTTTGCATCATCAAATGATACTCCTGAACCTTCTTGCTTGACCGGGGCAGCCCCGAAGCCAGAAAGCATTACCTCTTCTTCAAATGCTCGATCTGAAGACTCGGTTGTGTAAATTTCAGAGTGTTGGTTCTCGTATCGACCATACTCCATACCAAAGAGGGCGTTTAAACCTGGTTCTAACTCTTTGGCTAACTGTGCTCTAGATATCGCCATAGTTATACCCCCTTATGAGATTGCTGCATCAGGATCTCCAACAGAACTGAAGAAGACATGATTATTAAGTTTAACAATATACTGGATACCCGCAGCACTATGATCAGCATTCTCGACATCCTCTTGAATGCCTAGAATCAACAAAGGATTTGACGGATCAGAATCCTCTGCTGTTGAAATATCAATCTGTGCAGTTGATATACCAGTGGTTGTGCTTCCGCTCGTGGCGTTCTCTATTTCAGCAGTTTTAAACACATCAGCTTTTGCGGTTGCTCTATCAGTATTTGTATCATCAGAACAAATAATGAATCGCTGCATTGGGTTGTCGTATACGAAACCCTTGATGTCGTGATTAGTATCTGCTGACCCAGAGCCGGGCCAAGTATTGGAAAAAGTTAGTTTTTTTGTAGTGTTGTCAACATATTCACAGCCGGCAAACACGCCCAAAATTTGCTTTGTATCACCAGTGGCGTTTCCTAAAACTTGGATTGTACCACCAGATAACTCTGCTTGAACGGGTGAACCTTGGAAAATAGCTGACGCATTACTGGCAATGAAATACATATTAGTGCTACCAGGGTTAGTACCCCCCATAGCATTAATAGGCTTCAAGCCAAAAGATACGTTTGAGTTCGCCATTTATAGCTCCTATTAAGAATTAATTATTAGAGGAGTCACTACGACCCCCGAATGAAACTCTACTTTGACGATCATTTGTGATTGGCATCGAAGGATGCTGCTCTTTCATTAGATCGCTATCAACGGCAGTCATTTGTTCACGAGTTATTCCTCGAAAATAAGCATTCCTCTCCTTGACTGTTTCAAGAGGCATTCTGGCAAGCATTAATCCACCTGTTCCTATTACTCCTGCGTACTTCCCATCATCAATGGTCGGTAAGTCCCTTTCGGGATATTCATCTGCTCTAACTGGTTCCCACCCTTCCGTAATCTTCGCATGGACGTTGACCTTATCATCGTCGCCACGAGTAGCTATACGGATCCATCTGTGCTTATAACCTTCTGGAGGTTCAGGTGCACTTAACCTGCTTGGTGGTGCCCACGGCTTTCTGCGTGAAGTTTTTTCACGGGTCGTATCGTTTCTCGGTGTTCTATCTGTCATCACTTAGTCCTTCACATATTTTGCGTACTCTTCAAGAGGTACTCCTAATTTCTTAGCTATCGCTATCTGAGAAGGCGATAGTTTTACCGATCTACGCTTCTGCTGTGTACTACGAGATGCTGTGGAATTAGCAGAAGCAACTTGAACTCCACTACTCGTTTTCTGTTTTTCAAACTTATGAGGAAACTCTGTTCTCATGCGTCTATCAATTTCACTATAATACTCATCGCTTTCCGGGTCAAACCCTTCTTCTTGAATTAATTTATTATGCACTACGAAAGCAGCTTGTGTCATCACTTCATCGTCACCAAACCACTCATTTTTTTCTGCCCAGGTTTTTGCCTTTGGCGAAACTTTTTGTTGAGGCTGTTGCGATTGTGCAACAGGTTGCTCAACTTCGGCTTGAGTCTTAACCATCTCCGATTGGTTTTTAGCTAAACGATATCTCTCTTGTTCAATTGATATCTTCGATAAAGCCTTTTGAGCTTCAAACATTTTTTCGCTGTCACCTGCTTGGTGTGCTTCAGAATAGGCTCTTTTTGCTTGTTCCTCTTGAGACTCTAATCTCGTACCATACTCTGACAAATAGCCTTGATCAAGGCTATCCATTCTTTGCTTGAGTTGTTTGTTCTCTTCAAGAAGTTTCTGTGAGACACGGACAGCTTCTTCTCTATCCCGTTCCTCTTTGCGATATTTTTCTGTGAGCTTTTTAATTCTTGTTTGAACATTCTTACTGTAGCTCTCTAACTCGTCTTCTTTTTGTTCTTCTTTTTGTTCTTCTTTTTGCTCCGTTTCAACAACTTCTACTTCTTGTGCTTGTTGTTCTTTTATAGAAGGTTCTGCAACTTCTACTTCAAGAGCTTCTTCAACAACTTTTTCCTGTTCCATTTTATCTCCTAAACGTTATAGACATCGTCAGGATGGTTAATACTCGCAATAACTTCATCATCGTTAATAATACGAATTTCTCCACCATCTATTTTAAAACGTGCTCCCGCATATCGACCTATGCAAACCCAATCACCTTCTTTACACCAAGGCTCGGAGTCTCCAAATTTATCTTTATCCTTATAGGCTAAAGGGCCAACTCGTATTACATAAGAGACAACAGTGGCAAGAGCTTCTCTCTCAACAACATCATCTGGCATGTAAACACCCCCCTCAGTTTTTGATTTGCCTTTATAGGGCATAACAAGAACTCGCCAACCAGTTGGTTGCGGTAATCTATCTTTTAAGGGAATATCGGGTTTTTTCTCAGGGACTTTATAAAAGTCAGGAAGTAATAATTTGCTCGACATCTTCTACATTGTTCTCCAGCAGGGACTTAATTTCTTCTCTAGCAATCGAGAGTCCCCGTGCCTCTCCTACTAAATGTTGATACTGATTCCAATCTTTTATGTTTCCTAACACTAGATCTTGTGCAATATCTTTTTCTCTCTCCTCAAATTTATTATATAAATATTTTGCGAAGTCAACAACATCCATACATATACCCCTTAATTTTTTTCAAAATGAGGCCCGTCAATGAACGGACGACGACCCTGAGAGCGACGTAAATCTATATACGCATTCATTGCTTCTTCGGCTGTGCCCTCCCAATCACGAAGGTCATCTATATGCCAACAAGCTCCCCAACGAAGTTTCAAATCTGTTCTGACAGCTGCTTCTTTCATAGCATCGGCTATTTCATCATAGACCTGGATTTCCCAACATGGCGATCCGTCTTGGTACGCCATTAAATCGACGGCATGAGCTTTACCATCTTCTTGAACAAGGTGTTTTGACTTCATAGTCTGGGATCTGCCGGAATTAAAAAGCTTCTCCTGTTCTGCGAGGGAACGAACCCCATAGATCACTCCGAAGTCGATTTTCGTCAGTTCAATAGCCTTTTTTACTGTCTCCACCAGTTGTTCGTCTACGTCCACCAGTTTCTGGAAACTTCTCTGAGATAATTTGAACGGCATCTTCTTTCTCCTTTTCTTTGTGGACAAAATCAATCCACTCTTTGTTCATGTCATAGAAGTATTGACAATATTTACACTGTATACTTCCTTCGACGTTCTCCATGTCGTGCCCGCATACATCGCACTTAATGGAATCTATTTCTTTTTCCTCATGTTAAATAACTTAGAGGCAGACCGTGTCGCAAAACTCGCAGATACGATAGCTCCTAACGCGATCTGATACCACTGGGGCATACCCGCAAGAGCCTCAAACCCATCGGATACTATGCCTCTGCCCCACTCCCCACAGAATGAGAGCACAAGCGGGATACTAAAAAGTAGGGTAAGCCATTCGTCTTTCCACGAGGACTGTGATGCTCGCATTGCTGCAAGATCCCAATCAATCTCTCCAGTAGCTTCTTTCATACGAATAGTGGCTTCTGCCTTTTGTATAGCTGTCTTGCCCTCTAGGTATGACGACGCGAGGCTACCAACCGATCCTATCAGTGCTTGTATCATTTCTTTCTGGGTCTTCCCCGTTTAGCAGGCTTTTTCTCACCACACAAACAAACATCACATCGCTTGTTTATAACAGCACACCAAAGCCTTTGTAGGTATTTCATCATCGCTTTTTACCTTTCTTGCCTTTTTTAAGTCCTTTAAAGTCGGCTCCCGTTATTTTATTTCGTGGAGGAGCT